AACGAAGACGTATGCTTTGCGTTGATTGTTTTCGTTAGGAAGTCCAAAGCTTGACATAATCTGATTTGCTGCTTTTAGCCGATCAGGTTGATTGTCAAGATAGTCTCGAGTACGTTGAATAGCGATGACAGGTGACATACCTTGAGAAACATTAATCTTTTTAAGTACGGCTGCACTCATATAATCTCCTAATTTTTCAGTACATTTAATTATATGAAATTATGGAAATTAAAGCAACCCTACGTTTTGCTCTGGTTTAAATGATATGACTTAAATATTGTCATGACTTCGCTGACGTATTCTTCTTTGCGTTTAAAAAATACTTGAGGTTGGTCGTCCTCTACGGCTATGAGGATTGCAATATAAGGAACCTCCAGATTATACCTCTCCTCTATCATCATAGCGTAGGCAGTAGATTGTAAGAAGTAGCTTTTAATCCATTCTTCTTTTTTAAGACTCTTGGATGTTTTATAGTCAGCCACGCACGGGTATCCATCATACTTACAAAACACATCGCAGGAACCTGCTGTCTTTAAAACATCTGAATAGAGGAAAAGTTCTACTCCCATTACTTCAGTAATACTAGCATCAACTCGAGGTTTAAGTTGGCGAAATAACATCTTACTAATGGGATTGGCATTGGCAAGATAATCACCTTTATTTAATACATAGTCTTCCATTATCTTGTGAAGCTTTGTACCGCGATTGGCTGCTTGAGCAGTAATCTTTTTAGCCTGATCGTGACCTATTCTGTCCCTCCACTCCTGTATGCCTTTCTTACTTAATGTAGAAAGTACGGAAGTTACGGAGGGATATTTTTCACCTGATGGTGTAACATAAAATCTTTTACCGTCAATCTCGACTCGCTCTAGAGAAAGACTGGGTAAGAATTTATGTTCGAATAGTTGAGCCACGATGTTTTGATTTAATATTTTTAAGAAGATCTTTGAAGCCAGCGGCTGGTTTTTTTATTCCTGCTCGGACTGGGTCCATAACTCCTGGCGCTTGCTCATCAAAATGTCTTTCTAGATGAGGGTTGTTCTTTTTAAAATTGTCGTACTCAGACATCTTGCATGCATGTTCTTCTATCTGTTTTGTCTGAGTGTTCAAAAAAGTGTATGTTGGCATTATTTTTTATTTGCAGCTCTTCGCTTGCGCCAAATATAGTTAGTAATGTTTATAGAAATATTCTCTACAAAGCCCATGGCCTTGCTACGCCAAAACCAGTTCATAAAGTCTCCTAAATTGCTTCTTCGTAACTCATAATCTTTTTTAAATCTTTTGCTCTAAACGCATTATCAAAGTTTCTTGGCTGTTTGTTTTTTACCTGCTTAGATTTCTTTGCAATATGATGGCTATTTGCATAGTCATCAAAAACAGCCTGTTTGTTATTTTTGCGTGATGTCTTGCTCATTGTTCTCCTCTTGCGGCAAAAGATCAGGGAAAGCTTGTCTTACTATTTTTTCTGTAATACCCTTAAATGGAAGTTTTTTATCTTTAACAGATAGAAGTAACTTTGCGTCTTCAGAGTCTATTGATTCAAGTAACTGAATAAAAAGAAACTCTCTTCTAAGCGGCTTAAGATTAGGGTTACCCCCTTCCACAAATAGATATAATCTTTTTATTTCAGAATATAGACGACCGTCGGCATCGTATCCTTCAAATGGTCTGTAAGGAGGATTTCCTTTTGGTAGAATAAATTTAAGGTTCTTATCATAAACGTATCGTAATAGCTCTTTTACAGCAACCGATCCGTTTTGTCTTAAAAATAAATGCCGATCAGAGGCAGGAGTAAACTCAGATACTTCTTTTAAAATTAATGATAGTTTTTTTCTCATAGAAAATCTTCAATCTTTTCGGCAAGGGTTTTAAGGTTGTGCTTGGCAAAATAAAGTTCAAGTTTATCCGAGGGTCTATTAGCCTGTTTCTCGTATTCAAAAAGAATTTTTTCTTGTATGTTTTGAGGGACGTAAGTTAGATCAATAAGCGTCTCGTTACGAAGCCAGTTTTTAAGCAGATCGTCTTTGAAGTGTTCTCTTGGGTTGGCAATGTGGATGTATTTGTTTACAAACATTTTCTTTTGACGTTCGCCATTAACGATACAATCATCGTTTGAGAGAATGTTAGGAATACCGTCGCCGCGGTCACCTTTAAGAATTAATTCACGTGTAAACATTACGGGGTTGCTATGGGTTATAAACTTTTTTCTAACTGGATCATACTGACTAACGTTACCATAAATGTGAAGCTGAGCAAAATCTTTATCACCGGAAAGAATTAGTATCTTATCTCCTGTATTTAGCATGTTACCAAATTTATGTACAAGTGTGCCAATTATATCATCGGCTTCAGCGTGATCTACTTGTATAACACGATACGGTGATACTTCTTTTAGCTCGTTTCTAACTTTATTAAGTATGTTAAAAATGTTAGACCAGTCTATCTCAGATGTTTCTCTATCCTTTTTTCTATTTGCTTTATACTGTGGAAACACCTGCTTACGCCAGACGTTCTTATCATCGCACGCAATAATAAGATCTCCATACTCTTTAAACCTTGATTTTAACGAACGAATAGAATTAAGAACCATGTGTCTAAACAGGCTCTCATCAATTTTAACATCAGTATGATTTCCAATTTGTGCCATAAAGTTGGATATCATGACCTGATTTAAGTCTAGGATGATCATTTTTATAATTATAAAGGCATTACATAATTAAATCAATCGATTAGGCGTATAGTACTTTCCGCTGCTTTCTGTAAAGGGTGCTTTAGTCCTTTTTCTCTAAAGATAGCTGACTTAACCGATTCACAAATTAACCCTATGTCATAGTCATTTTTTAATTCAATAGTAAATGTTTCCAAGCTTTGCATAAGACCCGACACTACATTGTCAGTGATCGTATCAATAGCGTCTATTTTATTTTTTGTAACTTGATCTATTACTTTATCAACAGTAAGCTCTCCGTGTAGTGCGTCGGGAGCAGGGAACAATATTACATTATTTGCTCTCATTAAAAAACAACTTTCTCAACCGGTACTAACAAATGCTTTCTTCTAATATATTGTGCCATCGTGTGCATTAAGGCTTGATGTGCATCTTCAACTATACCGTAATTATTTTCTTTAACGTGTAGAGCTATGTCGGCTTTTCTTTTAGCTTCTCCGCCATCAAACCCGACAAGTGCAATATTATACATTCCAAGGCTTGTAGCAGTATCTATAGCATTTAGAATATTTTTTGATTTTCCGCTAGATGATATTGTAACTAAAACATCACCTTTGTTACCGAGATACATTAGTTGTTGTTTAAAAATCTCACTGTAGGAAATATCATTTGAAATAGCAGTAATTAAACTCATATTACTTACCAGACTAATGACACGCGGAAATAAGGATGTATTAGTATTAATTCCTTTACAGTGGTCACAGGTAAAATGTTCGGAGATGGCAGCAGATCCGCCATTACCACACACAAATATTTGTTTGTTATTAATTATAGCATCTTCTAGTGTATGGGTAGCAAGATTAAATTGGAGGTCATCCACTGAGCTCAAAGCTATGTGGAGCTGGGAAGAATAAAAGTCAAGTGCGTGACTTGGCTCGTTAGAACTTTGTTGTGTTGTCATAATACACTACCTCGGCGCCTCGGTCAGAAAAATTAAAATTATCAAACAACTCAAAATTACTTAGTTTAGAAATAACTCGGTTTCGATATTTTGGCTTAACATAAAATAATAAGAACCCACCTCCACCAGCACCTAATATTTTACCACCTAGTGCTCCAGCTTTAATAGCCTCTTCGTATATATTATTAATACTTTCATTAGATATATTATCTGCTAGACTGCGTTTTAATTTCCAGCTTTCGTCTAATAGTTTACCAAAGTCGTCTAATTCATTCTTAACAAGCATGGACTGTCCTAGGTAGGCGTATTCAACCATTCTATGCTGCGTTTTCCATTTTTCGTCTGTCTTCATACCTTCGGCATGCTTACTCAAAATGTCATTGGCTGTACGCTTAACGCCTGTATACACCATAATAAGATTGTCTCTTAGCTCTTTTAATGTGCTGCTAGCAATATTAATAGGGGTAACGTTAACGCTTTCGGTCTTATTAAACTCTATTAGGTTAAACCCACCAAATGAAGCTGCGTACTGATCTTGCTTACCTAGCGTATCCCCGCACATTACTCTTTCAATATTAAACGCTGATTCTGCAAGTTCAAATCGGGTGTCACTTCCTCCTGTTGCGTGGT